GCATGGTATAATAATATCATGCTTATTATATTATGAGGTGTATGTGAAAGAATTTTTATTCGTAGAAAAGTATAGACCAAAAACCATTGAGGATTGTATTCTCCCTAAAGACTTAAAGGAAACATTCCAAAAGATAGTCGATAAGGGAGAACTTCCCAATATGATGTTTACTGGTTCAGCTGGTGTAGGTAAGACTACGGTAGCCAAAGCATTATGTCATGAGTTAGATCTTGACTATATGTTAATCAATGGATCAGAAGATGGTAACATCGATACCCTTCGTGGTAAGATCAAACAGTTTGCAAGTACTGTATCATTACAAGGTGGATTCAAAGTAGTTATCCTCGACGAGGCTGATTATCTTAATCCTCAATCTACACAACCTGCTCTTCGTGGTTTCATTGAAGAGTTTAGTGATAACTGTAGGTTTATCCTTACTTGCAATTTTAAGAATCGTATTATTGATCCTCTCCATTCGAGATGTTCTATATATGAATTCAACATAGGAAACAAAGCTTTGATGGCAGAGCAGTTTATGAAACGCCTTCAATTCATTCTTGATTCCGAACATATCATATATGACAATGCCGTGATTGCAGAACTCATTATGAAATACATACCTGATTGGAGACGTGTCATCAATGAATGTCAAAGATATGGTATGAGTGGTCACATTGATACCGGCATTCTTGTTACTCTATCTGAGTCAAGTGTCGCTGGTCTTATGGAAGATCTTAAGACTAAGAACTTTAAAAAGATGCGTAAATGGGTAACAGATAATATTGACGTAGAATCATCAAAGTTATTTAGATTAATTTATGATAACATGTCAACTTATGTAGAGCCTTCAAGTATTCCACAATTGGTGCTTATACTTGCTGACTATTCATATAAAGATAGTTTTGTTGCAGATCATGAATTGAATGTAGTGGCATGTATGACTGAGATTATGTCACAAATTAATTTTAAATAGGAGACTTATGGTACAGGAATTGGCAATGTACGGACAGATAATTACAACAGTGGGTATAGTTATGATACTGTGGCAGCTAGAAAAGGCTGGCAGATTATTACAACTAATGAGTAAATTCTTAGCGGAGGCAGTAGAAGAGCATGACAAAAATTAATATTAGTGGTAATAATCTATATGAAGATCTTAAAGATTTCTTAAGTGATGAAATCATTGAAGTAGCTTTTACCAAAAAGAATGGTGAAGACCGTGTAATGAAATGCACACTTATGCCTAAAGAGATCCCTGCTGAAATGGCACCAAAGAATATTGGTAACCCACCAGATGAAGAGAACAGAGACTATCTAAATGTCTTTGATGTTGAAGCTCAAGGCTGGAGATCATTTATTTTATCTAGTGTTAAATATGTAAAGACAAATCTCAATGAATCCGTTTGAATTAATTAAATCTATATCTAGTACAAAGAAGGATATACTTGAGAATGAGAAAGACTACAATGCCTTTATGGTGAATCGTGGTCTTTCATATTTCCCTGATACTGTTATATACGCTAACGAAATGAATAGGTTTCACCACCTGGATAGCCGTCTACAGTATCAATTTCTTATAAATACTATTAGAAAACGTAATCGTTTTTCTAAGTGGAACAAGTCGATTGAATCTGATAATATCAGTGCTATAAAGCAATATTATGGTTATAGTAATGAAAAAGCTCGTGATGTACTTCCGCTTTTAAGTAATGAAAATCTTAAATATATAAGAGGAAGAATACAGCATGGCGGAATTCAACGATGAACTGGTAAATTGGAAACCAGAGATGATGTTAGAGGTAATACTGGCAGAGCCAGATGATTTTCTAAAGATACGTGAAACTCTCACGAGAATAGGAGTAGCTTCTAAAAAAGATAATAAATTATATCAATCATGCCATATACTACACAAACAAGGTAGATATTTTATAACTCATTTTAAAGAGTTATTCTTATTAGATGGTAAGCCTTCTAATCTCACAGAGAATGATCTTAAACGTAGGAACACAATTGTCAAGCTAATGGATGATTGGGGATTACTTACTACAGTTGCTCCAATTGGAGAGACAGCATCATTAAACCAAATTAAAATTATATCTCATAAAGATAAAAACGATTGGGAATTATGTCCCAAATATAATATAGGTATTAAGTAAAACCTGTATAAATAAAACTGAATATGCCTAACGGGTATTCATTTTTTTAACCTTGCTATAAAATAGGAGGACAATATGTCAAACTTAGCATTTAACTTCCCGAGAGATACATTCTTGGGTTTTGATCAACTCTTCAACACATTACAAAATACTAATCTAGAAACCGTTCGCGGTGCTGGATATCCCCCGTATAATGTAATCAAAAGAGATGACGGTCATTTTCTAATTGAGATCGCTGTTGCGGGATTTAAAAAGGAAGACATTGACCTAACACTTGAGAAAGGTGTTTTAACTATCGCTGGTAAGAAAGCTACTGGTACAGATGTACGAGAGTATGCTCACCGCGGTATTTCTCAAAGAGCGTTTGAACGTTCATTTACTTTAGCCGACACACTTAAAGTTGTTGGTGCCGATATTGTAGATGGCATGCTTGTTGTTATTTTGGAGAACAATATTCCAGAAGAAGATAAGCCTCAAACAATCAATTTAGGTGACCTGCCGAAATCAGCGAAGAAGCTGTTACTAGGCTAAATACTAAGGAGCACATGGCATATTCAGACAAAGTTTTAGATCATTACGAAAACCCACGCAATGTGGGAACGATGGATCAACATGATCCTAATGTAGGTACTGGTATGGTAGGTGCTCCTGCTTGTGGCGATGTTATGAGACTACAAATAAAAGTAGAAGATAACATGGTTACAGATGCAAAATTTAAAACATATGGGTGTGGATCAGCAATTGCTTCAAGCTCATTGTTAACCGAGTGGGTAAAAGGTAGAACGGTAGAAGAAGTTCAAGCAATTAAAAATACTGAAATTGTTGAAGAGCTTCAGCTTCCACCAGTCAAGATACACTGTAGCGTATTAGCAGAAGATGCAATCAAATGCGCAATCAAAGATTATATGAATAAACAACCAAGGAATCACAGATGAATGAAATTAGATTAGTTCGACTCACGTCGGGTGAAGAGTTATTATGTAAAAAGACAAACGAATCAGGTTTAACAATAACAGTAACAGATGTTGTTGCTTTAATTCCTACAGAGGAAAGATTAGGATTTATGCCTTATTTACCATACGCTGAAATAGAACAGCTAGTAATCAAAAAAGATCACATCATGTTTGATCTTAAACCAACACGAGAGTTAGAAGCTCAGCATGTTTTAATGCACCAAGACACTAACATAGTTACTCCGGAGAAACCAGAAATAATTGTATAAGCAAGTATGTACATTTAGTTTGATTCGTGTTATAATACACCCATGAATCAAAACTTTTATACGTCAGCCTTTCGGCATGGAAAGGTCATTAAATATTTGGGCTATGAGAATGGTGAGAAAGTAAAGTTCACTGTTCCGTATCGCCCGACTCTATTTGTCACAAGCAAACAAAACAATGCACATGATTGGCATTCCCTAGATGGTAAACCAGTAGAACCTATTCAGTTCGGTTCTATGGGAGAAGCCACTGACTTTATTAAGTCTTATGCAGATGTTCCTGGCTTTGATGTCTATGGCAATACCAACTATGTTGTTCAGTATCTTAATGAAGAGTTCCCTGGTGTAATCAAATGGGATCGTAACACAATCAATGTTACCTCTATCGATATCGAAACAAAGTTCGGTGATGGTTTCCCTGAGCCTAAAGATGCTGACCAGGAAGTGACAGCAATCACAATGAAGAATAACATCGATGATACCTATTACACATTTGGTTGTGGTGAGTATGATGTAGAGAATTCTCTTATGCAAACACACTCGGTCGTTTATGTCAAGTGTGCTGACGAGAGAGAACTCTTACACAAATTTGTTTATCATTGGTCTAAGACTTCCCCTGATATTGTTACAGGTTGGAACTGTGAGTTCTTTGATATACCATATCTTATTAACCGTATCAAACGTGTATTCGATAATGGTCGTGAGAAGTTCCTATCACCATGGAGAATGATTG